TGCGGACCTTGAAGTTAATAATGATGTCAATGATGATCCTTCATTTGAAGATGAAAAAGATTAACTATTTTTGCGCCCTATTTTCTAAATAGAAGATTATCTCGATATATATTAAGACAGTGGAGCTAATTAAGGACAGCAATTCAAATGAATAATAATTTTCTAAATAGAGGCATTGTAAGAAATTCAATGAAATCAAACGCTTAGACTTGTCCAAGTCGGGAACAGCCTTCCCGCATCATTTATATGTGATCCTAGCGCCGAGTTTCAACCGGGGATGTGCGCTGAGCTTACAGTAATTGGTAATCAGGTAATGGCGACGGTTTCTAATGGAACTGCACCAATTGGTATTATTGATGATATTAAAACAAAAGCATTTACCAACGTTTCTTGGAATGAAGTTTCCATTGTTCCAGCCGTCGGCGTTGTTGGACCAAGTGGCAGATTAGTTACACCAATTGATATTAAGGCTGAATTAAGGAAACCCAATATCATACCAAATAGTTTCAATTCAACTGTAAATGTTGTTTTAAATCCAAATAACGGGGTTATTACGTATGTGGCTGGTACTGAATTAAATTTCGATTTAACCGGCACTGGAACTCCTAATGCAATAAGAACTATTGTAAATTATACTTATCAGGTGCCCAATATTCCTGGTGACGATAGTACCGCAGGGTCTGGTAGAATGACAGTTTGGTTTAGCAGAATGTTCGCTCAGACCGATATCTTTGAGACAAACCAGCAATATCCCGTTAGAGCTAATTTATATGTTAGCGAGTCAGGATTCTTAACTACTAGAAGACCAAGTTCAATTCACCCAGCTATTGCTATGGTGACTGCGCCCCCAACTCCTATTAACTCAATGCTAGAATTTTTATATTTTTAAAAATATTATGAAAAAGATTTATCTAGATAAAGATAATATAGATCAAATTATTGGTTTATATTTATCCGGACAATCTACCAAACAAATTGGTAGCATATATTTTCTATCTGGCGAATATATCAGGGTTTTATTAAAAAATATCTTGAATTAAGGGATCGCACTAAAATTATAGATAAAAGAATGGCAAGTTCTGACCGCCACATCAATCAGTATATGTAGTTTAATACTTTTATTTAGCTGCATATTCTTTTATTTAGTATAAGCTTTCTATATTGCGGCATATTACTAGGAATAGATCCCCGGGGTTAAAAAAATGACTTATAAGCATACAAAATTCGAAGATTCAGCAACGATGCGCTCCTTGGAAAAACTTGCAAGAGAAAAAGGCTGGGTAAAACCAGAACCTATTACAAAGCAAGCGTCCACTGAATTAGATTTAACGCCATCATTAAACTTAACTGAAAACATAATCAAATTATGTAACGGTTTAAAAAAAGCTGGATTTGATAAATATGCAGTTGAATTAGAAGACAAGCTAATGGCATATAAAAAAGCAGCTTCATTATATGAAACTTCAGATGAAAAAGGTGATGACCTTGTAGATGCCGCTCACCCAAAGGGAAGCCATAAACTTGAGGGCGTTGATAGCGATGAAGCTACTGTTGAAACTATTTTAGATCAACATTTAAAGCTTATGGAAGTTATTAACAAGAAGCCACACGGAAAATTAGCGTCATCTGCAGATATTTTGAATGCAGTTAAAATTGCATTAGCTGATTCTAACCAAATTAGAAAATTAATAATTGATGCTAAAAATTTATCAAATCAAGGCGTAAATATTGCCGCCAAAAGTGGTGATTTGTATGATATGACTATTAATTGGGCAAAAGGAAGAGTTGAGGTTATTAGTGAGGTTTCAGTTGGAGAAATTAATAATAATCAAATTCAATCCGCTATTGATGCATTAGATGCAATTAGAAGAAATTTTCAACCAAATATATTGGCTGGAACTGGTTTTTTCAAATCTCTAAATAAAGGATTAACCGATCCAGTAGTATATGCTAAAGTTGATGGATTACTTAAAGCGGCATTAGAGAAATTAAAATTAGCCCAATCACAGTTTAAAGAAATTGGGTTAGTGCAAGCGCCAGTAGCCCCACTAGATACAGATGAGGTGTCTGGTGCCGAAACAACTGTTGCTACACCCGCGGCAGCAGCAGTAATAACTGAAAAGGAAAATTTTCAAGCTAGAGCAAAGAGTGTTTTAGAAGATTTATTAACTGGTAAAAATACTTTGAATGACAAAACTAAATTTAATGATGCGGAAAGGGCTAAATTCTTTCCAAAAATTGATGCGCTTGTAAAACAAGTTCAATATTTCATATTTACTGCGACCAAGGTGCCAGATGTTAGTGAGCTTGTGGGGAAGCTTAAAGTTATTGAAGATTGGTCAGCAAAACTAATTGAATGGGCTCGCCTTGCAACTCCAGGAATACCAAGATAAAATGAAAAGTTTTTTAAAAGAAAAAATAAAGCTTATTAAAAAATTAGCTGCAGATGAAGATGATTTTTTTGTCGCACCTCCAGCGACAGCCAAATCTACATCTGCTGCCCCAGACGCTGAATTTGGTGCAGCTCCAGCCACAGCTAAATCTACGGCAGTCGCACCAGCGCCCGCAGCGGCAAAAAAACCAGCTGTTCCTGCAGCACATTATTATAGACGAATTCCAGAAGTAGAAGCGATGCAAGTGGCTATGCAATCTCTAGCTGATGCGGTTATGCGTGATGCGACTTCTGATACCATGCCATTACGTTCTAAAGATACAATTGCTAAGCCAGCAGATGATCCGACCAAGTCTGCTAAAAAAGCTTTCGTTGATTTTATTGCCGAGCAATATGCCGGCACACTAGAGCCAGATCAAAGAGGAGTTGAATGGACAACTGATAAATCAGTAAGTACAGTTCCAGGAAAACAAAAAACTCAAACAGGCATTTATGAATTAAATGTTGTTATGGATACCCTTAAAAGAATTGGTACCGGATCAGCAGAATTTAAAGCTGATGGCGATTGGAGAGAAAGAACTCAAAACGCACTTAAAAATATTATGGGATTTGCTCACGCACTATTACAATTTGAAAGTGATTTTGGTTTAGAAAATAAAATTTATGAATTAGGCAATTGGAATGATCTTTCTAATTTAATTAATCAATATAAAGTGGATGCAAATAATAAAGCGTTAGCAGTTGAAATTACAAAACATGTGCAAGCTATTAAGAATCTATATATTGACTTTTCAAATAAGGTTCTTAAATTGCCACGCCTCCGCCCACTATTAGAGGGCAAGGGCTCTTTTGATAAATATGATCAATCAGGTACTGCCAAAGATATTCTTACTAAAGAAGAAGAAGGTCTAGTAGCAGACAAAGCAGAAGTTCCAGTTACTTTGATGGCACCAGCAAAAGAAGGTCAAGTGCCAGGAAGAATTGATAGACTACCATTGTCAGTGCTTAAAGATAAAGATAGTTTTGATGAATTTATAAGGCATTACGGATGGGACCCAACAACAAATATAGCCGCTAAATTATTGCAAGCGATCAAGAAACAATTAGGATAAGGTTAATATGAGTTTTATTTTAAATGACGAACAATTATTTATTAATTTAGTAAATAGTTTAGTAAAAAAAGCTCAGGTCCCAGCTGACAAGAGTATAGTTGATATTGCTAAAAAACTAGTTTCAAAATTAGAAAGACAATATTACGATACGCCAGAGCCCCTTAATGTCTCATCTGCTACTGCAGTAGGTCTTGATGTTCCTAATTTACAAAATATTGGAAAGTTTCTTCAATTTTTAACTACCAATCAAATAAAATTAGATGGCACAAGAATTGCTTATAATGAAGGCGATCCAGAATCTAAAAATTTAGATGAATCTGCCAAGGGATTTATTGCGGCTAATGTTTCAAGAGATCCGGTAACCCGAGGGTTTGAGCCAGGTAATTTTGCTGTTAATATTGCGTTACTTACTAAATATATTTCTTATTTACAAGACAAGGCTTCCTCTTTAGAAAAATCAGGAGATGATCAGGGCAAAGTATTAAGAATAATGATTGGAAAATTAATTGATTCACTTAATCAACAAATTAAAACTGATTTAACTAGATCGCAACCAAAATCATCACCAGAAAATCCAAGTGAATTAGCAGGTGATACAGTTATTGATGGATTTAATAGAAAATTATTAGATACTAAAAATCCTAATGGAGATACTGGCAGTATTCCTCTAAAAGCAAAAGATCTTAAAACTAAAGAAGCGCTTATGTCTTGGTTAAAGTCATTTGGCGGAGGATCCGCATGGGTTGCCGAATATGATGATAAAGGGCAGAGAACTGAAAGGGCATTCATAGAGCCTGGCGTTAATCAATGTGCAGCAGTTAATGCACTTGAAATGCGCGCAGAACATCTTTGGAAAAATGAGGCAACATCACCTCAAGAGAAAAAACTATATACATATTATTTGAGAATGACGCGCGAATTAGTTCCTCAATTTTATGGACCTGATGGAAAATCATGCTCAATCTCATCTTCACAACAAGCTGCGAAAAAGCCTGGCACTGGACAGGGAGCAGGCATTGGTACTGGGCAGGGCGCCGGCACTGGCGGTGGAGCAGGAGCAGGGGCAGGGGCAGGAGTAGATGATAGTGCAACGCTTAGTGAGGCTGTAAGTACGCTTCCATTCGCGCCAGGAGATATCAATTTTGAAAGAATTAATTTCTTCTTCGCTAGCCTTATGAAATTGACAATATCAACGCAAATTACAGGTAAAGTAAGTGCAGTTCAAAATAATATGAAGAATTTTAATGATAATTATATGGAAGGTGGCGAAAGTATAATATCATTAGGGCTAAATGTTGGACAGTATGCAAATATGTTAAAGTCAAATAAAAATGCAAATCAACAAATTATACCATCATTAGAGTTATTGAAAAGAATAATTGATGGAACAGCAGTTATTGTTCAGGCTTTCTCAAATAAATATCTACATATATTAGACTCAACAAAAGCATCACTTGTTTTAGGTCAGGTTGGAAGATATGAGACGGATAATTCTATATATAAGAGAAATTCTTATGCTATTGATCATCTGATAAATTCAGTTGATACGTCAGCACATCCGGTAAAATAAGATGAAAAAAGAAAATAGCGATATTAGTTTTTATGTAGATATGATGATAGCCGAAACTATATTGGCTAATGATGATATTGTTAAAACTGCACAACTTTCACAAATGTTTAATTTCAACTCTATTGGAGATTGGATTACTGGATATGTTAAAGAACATTATAATGAAAATGATAAAGTTGGAAGCTTAGTAAATTTCGTTATGCCAGGAATTGTAGCATCATTAATTGGCGGACCTTTTGGATGGCTTGCAGCATTTTTAATGGATATGTTCGATGTTGATACTATGGGAGCATTACGAACAATATACAAAAAATTTGAAGAACTATTGAGCACATCAAATGGAGTCTCTGCGCAACAAATAGATCAAGTTGTCAACTCTTCAGTTGATGGACACTCTGGAGCCGACAGCTCTGCAACACAAAAGGCAGCGGAAGCAAATCAATATAGTATATTAAAAGCAAAACCATATTCTAAAAAAATAAGGCAAGCAAAATTATTAAAATTAGATTTAATTGAATATGCAAATGGAAAACCAATTATTTCTAATGCGGGCACATTTTCATTCATTACCACTGAAGTAGCTGGCAAAAATATATTAAAAAGCATATTGAGTTTTATTTTTAAAGTTATATTTAAGTCTGTTGCGGTTATGGTGGCAGCTGATGTCGCAAATAAAGCTTTGGATAGACCAAGTGGACTTACACCAGGCTCATTACAAAGGCAGCGCGAAGAGCGTGGTGCAGATTCACCGTCTTCAATGCAAAATAAATTTCAAAAAAATCCGTCATATAGTAATGATCAATTAAATTCAGTACACATTACAAATAATAAAGAAAATATTGAGCAAATGGTAATTGATGCTGCAAAAGAAGTATATCAAGGATTAGAAGATCAAGATAGCAATATTAAATCTTGTAATAATTTTAATGTATTAGTTGAAAATATTGTTTGGTATAATCGTAAATCTGCAGGAGATCCAGTAGTGTTTATTCCACCAGAATTTAATTCAAAGAAGAAAATGGCAGACACCTTTATAGCTCAGCTTGCTCAAAAGGTATCTTAAGACGATGCATATGATCACATATACTTATAATTTCCCCATAGAGAGATACTAATGAGAAAAAGCGAAGTTTTTGAAGAATTTGTAAAAATAGCCCAGGAAAAGGGAATGGTACAATCTGATGAGACCAAAAAGAAGCTCGAAAAAAGTCACCGAGCTGATTCTTTAGATATTTCTGCCATCGAAGCATTATATGGAGTTAAACCAAATCTTCCAAAAGATATGGAATATGAAGATAACATTATGGAAACTGCTCACCCAAATGCAGTAGTTACTGCGCCATCATATGATAAACTTAATGGATTAGTTGAGAATAATATAGAGCGTCAAAATATTATGCTTCATATTGTTAATAAAACGCCAGATGGACTATTAACTCAACGTAAATATGCTGAAAAGAATTTATTATTATCTTTAATTAAAGTTGCTAATGACCTTGATAATAAAAATCAAGAGGACTTAAGAGTTCTAGCAGACGCCTGTTTGTTGCAAGTTAGTAAAAAAAAAAGTTTGTAAAGACAGCTAATCCACTACTTATTGCTGGTGTTGCTATTGGAGTTATTGCAACCGCAGTAGGCGCAGTATACCTTTCAAAGAATTTGCCAGATCTAAGTAATGGTCTAAAAAATGATTATGATAGATTAGTTGCTACACTTAATAAGATTTTAACTAGTGATGTATCATTTGGAGTTGGTCATAAATATGATCAAGCAGCAAAAGATGACGCCAGTGGATTATTAAAAAGATTAAATGATTTTTGGACGTTTTATAAGAGCATTGACTCAGTTTTAAGACAAGTAGAGAAACCTCGGGATGCCAAGGACCTTATAGACCAAATAAAAGGAAGCAAGGACCAGAGCGTTTATGATGCTCATGAAAAATTGCTAGCATTAATGACAGATATGTCGACATATATTAATCAAATAGAAGTTGATTTTACCTCAGATATGTATAAACGTCGCCATACCTCAGAAACTGGCATTGGAACTTCGGCTATAGAAGCCCTTCATTTGTCATCAATATTTGGTAATGATTTTCAGGACGTAGTAAATGCAATTTCTCCTTTTAAATCATCAGTTGCTGATGTGTTGAAGCTACTTGAGCGTACAAAAACTGTCCAAGATAATTTTATTGCTGAATTAGCCGCCGCCACAACTAAAAATAAATCTGATTATGGTGCTCCAATGAAGCCGCCAGTCACTATGATTAGTAAAGAGGGCGAACCGCCACCATTTGATGTGACCAGTGAGCCAGGTAAAGTTGATACTTTAACCGGTCCAACTACCGATGAAGACATTATTAGGTAAATAATGCAAAGTTTTTTATAAATTATATCAATAATGTAATATAATTTGTAGATTTTGTAAGTTAAAGTATAAGTATATGCCAATGGCATAGGAAAAACAGGAAATTAAAATGGCTCTAAAAATATTACAACCAGGCACTCAACCACTTGGGCAATACGACGGATTAGACTCCGAAGTTCTTCTACTTAAGGGTGGAGAAGTCGTAACTTTCTCAACAGTATTAGCAACCTCAGCTACTGATAAAGCAGCTGTAGATGCATTTGACGGCTATACCTTAGGTGGTTTAGGCGCAAGCGCAGCAGTCAGCAGAACCGTTGTCACCAAGACCCTTTCAGGTTCTGGCGCATCCGCTTCTCGTCCATTCATGTTAGCTGACGAAGGTATCGCAGGATACGGAACTCTATTCGGAACCGTCGTAGGCGGAACCGTAGGACAATCAGTTAGCGGCGCGGTTCTAGGACCAAGCACGGCAACTGGCTCTGGCAAGGTAACTTGCTGGGATAAACCAGGTCTATATGCAGTTTCTCTAGATGCATGTGACACTACGTCTCTTACCGGATTAAACCCAAACAACACGACCATCAAAGCTGGTAAACCACTTTATGCAACTGCTGCTGGTCTTTTAACTCCAAACTCAGCACTTAACTTCGACGGCGCCAGCTCAACGCTAAGCATTGTTGGACGTTTCGTAGAGTTCGAGACTAACGGATCTTTGGTAAATACTCCAAACAGGTTAGTTGCTGCGCTTAACAGCCCAAGCGGCGAAGTTAGCTCAGTCGCTCTAGGTTCATTTGCATACGCAGTGTTCCACTTCAATCCAGCGCTATAATTTAGTATCTGATACTTAGTTAATAGCTAAACCACTCAAAGAGTCAGCCGAAAGGCTGGCTCTTTTTGTTTTTGAAACGTTTGGATACGTTGTATCCAATTTTGAAACTCTAATAAGGATAAATTGCTTTTTGCAAAATTACAAAAATAGCAACATGGAACAATATTATTTTTATTATGAGGTAGATTAATATCTACACGATCAATACCGTTATAAATATAATCGCCATTTTCTTTTGCCTTAATAGATGCTTTTTTATCATTTTTAGCATTATTAAATAAATTACCTGGTTTATTATTACAATAAAAACAATTCATTTGAGATATTGAATAATATTCTTCCACCGTCAAATTAGTATCATCTTTATGATTATAGAATACGCATTTGACTGATGTAGCCAGTGATCCATTTATTGGAAATTGAATATTAATAATATTAATTGGATTAAATTCAGTAATTTGCAAATTAGATGCCCATTGTAAAAAGTCATTGGTTGTTCTATCATTTTTTGCACGATTACAATCATTGCAGCAGGAAACAACATTATCAATAGTATGATATTTAGAGCTATCAATGCGATCCATTCCATTGTAAATAAATAGACCTTCTTTTTGTGCTTTTTCGGAGCTTCTACTAGATACGGTTAAAAAATAATTATATTTTGTATTAGGAACAATGCCACAATAAAAACAATTTTGTTTAGATAACATTAAAAATTCATCAAAAGTAATAGTACATTTTTTGTCGCGATAACAATAACCCTTCCAAACTCTACGCGCCGAAGCTATATTTGGTGTAAATTGCCTTCTTCCGTTTATTAATTTATTAATTTTTGATTCACTTTTACTAATTTCTATTTTTAGGCACCCGCAAGATTTTGTGTTTCCACTAGTTAAATTGTTTGTTTCAATATCTATTGTATTACCGCATTCACATTCACAGAACCATTTTCCATTTTTATATGATATTGTTGTCAATCTATTAATTTTTTGTCCCGGCTTATATGATAATCCATTTTTTGAAATTAAACATCCACATGATTTTACGCTACCCCTATTTAAATCAATTGTTTTAACTATTATTTTTTTACCACAATCACATTCGCAATTCCATGCTCCCCACAATCTTTTTACTGTTATTCCTCCAGTAATACTTTCAGATTTAGAGATTATTGTTAATTTTCCAAACTTTATACCAGTTAAATTTTTTATTTTAGCCATATTTATCCTAAATTACGATGCTATTATACATATATCGTGATATGCCGGACTCTTTAAGAAAATAAAATAGGTATAATTTGTTATTTAATTATCGCACATCAAGGTGCGGCTAGCATAAGCTGGCAATCATTCCTATAAATAGTGGAGAAATCATGAATATGTTTAATAATCAAGGCGCAATGAATGCGTCGTCTCTTAAAGAGGCACTTCAAACTCTTGTTAAGTACGCAAGTGTTTTGGAAGAGAACACCCCATCAAACATGGGTCTTGCAGGTCAACCATCATTAAGTGACGAGCGCCGTGACGATCTAATCTCACGCGCCATAATGACTCAAGACGGCAAAATTGCTCTTGCTCAGGCAATGGCAAACCCAATCCGTAGAAACTTAGATTACCACGGTATTGCACGTCGTGCATTAGTGGTTGATCCATTACCACAAGGTGCAATGCCAACTTACGATAGAGATATCGACGTTGCCGCAGTTGTTATCTCAAGCAACGGTACTGGTCCAGAGTCACGCGTTTTCGGTGACCGCGTTGTAGTTCCAGAGTTTGAAATCTACGCGAACCCAACGGTTCGTATCGCAGAAGTCAAGCGCCGCAGATTCAACGTAATTGACCGTGCAGTCCAAAAGGCACGTCAAGAGATCATGGCTCAAGAAGATGCGAACGTTTTCGCAGCTCTTGACGCAGCATCTTCAGTTGAGAACACTATAATGGAC